CAGTAGGCTTCTCAGCCTTCGGCTGAACCGGAGTCTTCGACTCCGCCTTGGGCTGCTGTTCAGCCTTCGGCTGGTCTTCGACCTGGTCGGTTGCCTGATCCTTCGGATCAGAAGCGGCAGGCTTCTCAGCCTTCGGCTGCTGTTCAGCCTTCGGCTGCTCTGGCTGCTTAGGCTCTTCCAGAGCCTTGACGAGCTTCGCTCTGGCATTGGCAGTCAGCGGAGCTGACTTGATGAACTCTTGACCCTCTGGGTCAAGGCCGACTACCTCTGTGAGGTAGCGCTTCAAGCCAGCAACAAGCCCTGTGGGGCTTGTGGAGTCACAGCGGAAGAACACTTTCTTGTTCTTCCGGCCTCTGGCCTTCCGATTGACATCCCTTCCTCTTTCGAGGAAGCCGTCGCGGTGTTCCTTCGGAACAGCACCGATCAGAAGCATCTTCGATGCTTCCGGCATGGCATTGGCTTTGCCAAACCGAAGCACTAGTGCTTCCCAGATGGCAGTTTCTTTCAGAAACTTGCCCCAATCGTTCTCACTGAAGTGAGAACGCAGGCTGACCATGAACTCCCCAGCATCGAAGATGCTTTTCTGGTCATCGACAGGCTGCTTCGCAGCCTTGGCTACTTCGTCACCGAAGTAGTCCAGCGCCTCACCGAAGGTGTGGTTGGCTTCGCCGATCAGTCCGTAGGACTGGCTGAGGATTTCTGCGGTTGTCTTCGACATTCGATTCTCCATCGGTTTGCTGGGCCGGGGTAAGCCCTCCATCTAAACACCCCTCATAAATGAGGGGGGTGTTTAGTGGAGGTCTAAGTGTTTGGGGGGTGGCTGTTTCAGACCCTCTGGGTCTGGTGGTTGGAAGGCTTCCAATGAACAGTCCCTCTTAGGGACTGAGGTTTGGCCGATAGGATGCTCCATCCCAGCAACCGTCTCGCTGCTCAGAATCAGAGATTCTGGTCATCGACGGTGGTCAACTGATCTTCGATCAGAAGTTTGGAGGGTCGGATGATCACGATTTCAGCGGGTTAGCGGCCCGTGGTGACAGGATCGCATAATGCGGCGCTCACCATGCGCTGCTGGCGGGCGGAAACGCGCGGGTGTGGGCGCGAAGCCGCTGGGCCGGGCATGGGCCACCGCCCCTCCCCACGTTACGTATCATGGATATTTGCACAGATCAGGGTTTCAGAGTGGAAACCACAGTGTCTATATATAGATGGCGCTCCGTACAGGACTCGAACCTGTAACCTACGGTTTAGAAGACCGTTGCTCTATCCAGTTGAGCTAACGGAGCTGACTAAAAACATTGACAGTGTTCTATTTATAACACATTGACATCAGATTCTAGATCAGTATAACTACTACATAAGTAAATGAGACAGTTAAACTGCTTATTAACCGACTTATGAAAAAAGCATCTACATGAATCACTTGCTTATGTAGGGCATTTACTCATACTGGTCACACTAAGCGTTACTCATAATGGGAACGCTAAGAATTTTCCCCCGTAAACTGACTGAATTCCTACTGTAACTCGCTTACAGTGGGTTTATACTATTGACAAATGCGAAATAATCGAGTATACCTATCCGTACTTGAAGACTTCTACCGTAAAGCCCACAAGGCTGACACCAATTTGAACTATCCGCATTCGGATGTGTTCTATATCCGCGCTAAGATCCGCGAAGACACAGGTGTCGAATACAGTCTTGAACATGTAGAACGTGCGATGATCGCCGAGGGCTGGAAAGAACCCTAATGTTTACCGCCATAGTTCTGGCCTGCATCATTGGTAGGCCAGACGCATGTATCGAAGCAACCGATACATACGGCCCATACCAGACAATTCAAGAATGTGAAGCCAGACTAGAAGAGATGATTCCGAATGTGGTGTCTCTCCTACCTGCCGCTCCGTTCAACCTAACTGCTAAATGCGATAAGAAGGGTATGCCTCTGTAATGAGCGTCGAATATCGAGGAGAGCGGTTCTCTGGATATAACAAACCGAAGAGAACCCCTAAACATCCCAAGAAATCGCATGCCGTACTCGCTAAGGAAGGCGACAAGGTACGGCTTGTACGTTTTGGCCAGCAGGGTGTGCGTGGTGCTGGCAAGAATCCGAAGACAGCGAAGGATAAGGCACGTAAGCGGTCTTATTACGCTAGGCACAACGCACAGGGTAAGCCGACGTCCAAGCTGTCGGCAAAATACTGGTCACATAAGGTGAAGTGGTGATGAAAACTCCGAAATCTAAGATGAAGGCGTTCGACGAATTCTACGAGAAGAACGGCTATCGCCATAAGGGCGACCCTCGTCATGCAATGAACAGAGAGACTACCCGGACTGAGAAGATGAAGAAGGGTGGTTATGCAAAGCCTCAAATGATGAAGGGCGGCATGGCTAATAAAAAGCAGCACATGTATGCCGGTGGCGGCTCTGTGATGGAAAACCTGACTCCGGGTCAGCGGAGAATGGTTTCAGCTATGGCTAGGGACAACAAGAAAGCCTGATGGCCGCTGGCATTCATTATTATAGGGATGGCACTCCGTATCGGGGTGCTGTCCATAAGCACAAGGACGGCACGATCATGACCGGCAAGGCCATGTCTAAGTCGTCCAAGAAGGTATTCCACTTCAAGGATCTTTCAGATGCCAGCAAGAAAAAAGCCCGCGCCAAAAAAGGCAAAAAGTAGGGTCAATGAGGCTGGTAATTACACCAAGCCGACCATGCGTAAGCGTCTCTTCGAGAAAATCAAAGCTGGCAGTAAGGGCGGTAAGCCGGGTCAGTGGTCAGCCAGAAAAGCTCAGATGCTGGCACAGCAGTACAAGAAAGCCGGAGGCGGCTACAGAGACTGATGATCCATGCCTTCCTTCTCTTCGTGTACGTGGGGATAGGAGAAGATAGGCGGCTAGTTAGCAACGATCTGTATTTTCGCGACCTGAATGATTGCACTTGGTACGCGCAAAAACTCCACAAGCAAGGTCAACAAATAACTGCCTACTGCCTTCCCCGTTTGGTCAACGAGGAATTCCAACAAGTCTACTAAGGAGAACGCCGCATGCTTGCCGAGCTTGCCGCAGCAAATGCCGCATTTGCGGTGATCAAGCAAACTGTTGCGCATGGCAAGGAGCTGGCAGTAGCTGGCAAAGCCATCAACGACTTTGTGTTTGCGAAGGAAGAGCTACGGCGCAGAGGCGAGAAGAAGAAAAGCGGACTGTTCAAGAAGACACAGGACACCTCGGAGTTTGAGGAGTTCATGGCGCTCGAACAGATCAAGAAGAACGAGGATGATCTGCGCTCAATGATGCAGATCTATGGTCGGGCTGGTTTGTGGAACGACTGGCAGAAGTTTCAAGCCGAGGCGCGGAAGTCGCGACAGGTAGAAGAGAAACTCCGCCAGAAGAAGCGTGAAGAGCTGATCGAAACACTCGTATGGGGTGTAGCCATACTTATCGGTCTGTCTGCGCTGGGAGGGCTTATCTACTGGGGGCTTCTCTATAGAGGCGTGATCTGATGCCAATGAAAAAATCTCAGAAGAGCCTGAAGGCTTGGACGAAGCAGAAGTGGAGAACGAAGAGTGGAAAGCCTTCGACACAAGGTCCGAAAGCTACGGGAGAACGCTATCTCCCTGAGAAGGCGATCAAGGCTCTGTCTGCGTCAGAGTATGCGCGTACTTCGAGAAAGAAGCGTAGCGATACTGCAAAAGGCAAGCAGCATTCTAAGCAGCCTAAAAAGATCGCTAAGAAAACTCGTTCGTATAGGAAGAAAGCCTGATGCTTAATCTTCTCGTAGGTCCAATCAGTCAGCTAGCTGGCACATGGCTAGAAGGCAAAGTTGAAAAGACCAAGGCCGAGGCTGGTGCAAAGGTTGCTAAAGCGAAAGCCGAAGCAGTCATCATGGAAAAGAAAGCCACTGGTGAGATCGATTGGGATGTCACTATGGCTGAAGCAAGCAAGCATTCATGGAAAGATGAATGGCTTGTCATTCTGTTTTCAGTGCCGCTGGTTCTTGCCTTCATTCCCGGCATGGAAGGCATTGTCCAACGAGGCTTCGAGCAACTCGATAAGATGCCAGATTGGTATCAGTACAGCCTTGGAGTGATCGTTGCCGCATCATTCGGCATGCGCTCCGCAGCTAGATTTTTCAAAAAATGACGAAGATCTGGGGGCTGCATGAACGCACCACAGAAGAACAAGCGAGGATAAACCGTGAGCGCAGAGCAAGTACTCAAATGGAAAATCCTACCGCGGTTCATGATGCTGGTGATGACAATAATGTCGTGGCGAGTGGTGGAATGGTTCATGACGCTGCCCGATCCGACAAACGCTCAGGCGGGTCTAGTTAGCGTTGTTACAGGCGCTATGACAGGCGCATTTGCCGTCTGGATGAATCATGAGGGCAAGTCATGAAATATGACCGCACCAAATTCGTAGAGACATTGGTAGAGCATGAAGGCTACCGCAAGCATGTTTATCAGGACACGCTTGGCATCGACACGATTGGAGTTGGTCGTAATCTTGAAGACCGTGGCATCAGCAAAGAAGAATTAGACCATCTCGATATACCTAATATAGAAGCAGTTTACGAACACGGGCTTGAATATGATGATGCCATATATCTGGCCTGTAACGACATCGAGATCGTGGAAGAAGAACTTCTACGGCATCACCCCTGTGTCGCCGACCTCTCTGCCACCCGGCAAATGGTTTGTATGGATATGGCATTTAATATGGGTGTGCCGAGGCTACTCAAATTCAAAAAAATGTGGGCGGCGATACACGCCGGAGACTTCGACACCGCATCCAAGGAGATGTTGGATTCGAGATGGGCGGTGCAGGTGGGAAAAAGAGCGCAGAAGGCAGCTCTCCTCATGCGAATAGGTGAAGAAGATGGCTAGACAGCTAACTGAAAGACAGCAGAAATTTCTTGCTTGCTTATTTGAAGATGCGATGGGAGATATGCGTACTGCCATGCGGATGGCGGGGTACAGTGACAACACCACCATTGGTGAAGTTACGAACTCCTTGAAAGAAGAATTGCTGGAACACACGCAAACCTTCTTGGCTAGGAATGCACCCCGTGCAGCTATGGCAATGGTCGGCGTTGTCGATGACCCCACTGCACTGGGTAATCGTGATAAACTCGCCGCAGCCAATCAGATCCTAGACCGCACAGGTCTTGTCAAAACAGAGAAGGTCGCAGTGGAAGCGAGTGGTGGGGTAATCCTGCTGCCGCCGAAGAGAGATGCG